GGTAAAAACAGATGAGGTGAAAACATATGGCAGATACTAAGAAGGTCAAGAAGCCTGAGCTGGAATTGAGTACGGGGACGGGTGAAACTATTGGGAGTTTGGCTACTACCCGAGGGATACGAGAAGCCAAGGCTTGGGGGAGGCCAGACCGAGCAGAAGCACTGGAGCGTTATACACATACAGGTTTACGAAAGCATGAACTGGAAGACCGAACCCGTAGGCATCTTGGTCATGATCTTTCTCAGGGTGGAGCTTCCTATAAAGACATAATAAAGTACAATATGGGCCTTGGAGGCGAAAAGGGTGATTACGAGACTATTAAGCGTCTGCAAGGTACCTTCGATAGGATGCACGAAGCCGGAAATTCTATTTACCGTGAAGGCCGCAATAGTAACACCCTGCGGTCTAAGAAATTAACTCGAAAGCGGGGGAAACGCTAAGTGCCTATTCACGACGTTCAATGTGATAAGTGTGGTAAAGTAATAGAGAACTATTTTGCTTCCCCGTGGCCTCACACTCTCCACCACGAGGAAGATGGGGGTGAACTGCAGATTTTATGGCGACCCCAAACCTCCTCTGGAGTCGCCGCAGTTCATCCCTCAGAACGCACTGTAGTGTACAGGAACCCCCAAACAGGTGAAGTGGCATATCCGGGTAGGGCTGATGAGATTATGCCTGCCAGATACAGGCTGAGGGGGTTTCAAAGGGTGGAGTTTGAACATGCCCGGGATTTGGAAAAGTTTGAGAAAGAAACTGGTACCGTTAATGAAGGGTTGTGGTATAACTCGGGTAATGGGGCGTAATTAGTGGGGTAGGGGTATTACAATAATGGCCACTAGACCAGCGGATAATCAAGGAAGACCAATCACCCATATCCCCAAGGGTATAGGTGACGAAATCCGTGATTCCTCCCTACACCCCTGGTTGAAGAAGCCTCTTTCTACAGCGGCGGACATTTTCTTCCCCCCTGTACAGCACCTCCCCATTTCTCCCATGCCCATGATGGCGGTGAGGAGTAAATTGCTGCCGGGGGTAACCTTCCGTAAAAGCCCTTCTCAAATGACCCAAGGGTTTATTACCCCTAGAGGACGCTACATTGATATTGGAAACAATATCCATGAAGCTGCGTTATCCAAAGTAGTTACCCCTACTCCTCGCCCCAACGTCAATCCTACCGACTACTTCCCTACCCGTATGGGACAGGAACAACTATTACAGGTTAGGTTGATGGGGAACCCCCAAATGGGGTATGTCAATAATGTAGCGGCTTATAGTAAAATGACCCCTGAACAACAGTCAGCCCTTGCCCATTGGATGGCCGCAAATAAGGAGCACCCTGCTATACTTACCTATTGGCTTAATGCTACTAAGCCAATAAAAACCCCTTCAGGTGGCGTAAGTATCGGAGACACCGGTACTCCGTTATCGTTTATGGATTTCCTTCGTAAAGTAGGAGCAGACTAAATGTCCACAGCACCCTCATCTGATTATGAACACCAAGTACTGGGGTACATGAAGGAAGCTCTTGAAGAGGGGGATGCATTTTTACGCTCCCAAAAGGGCTACAATACCATCACAGACACCATAAAAGCCATCATGGCTGAGGATAGTACAGCTAAAAGTAGTGTACTTTCTCAAACAAGTGTAAACCATGTGGCGAAGGTGGCTACTGACCTTGCAGCTATGTGTACGGATGTTAAACCGTTTTGGGAGTATAGAACAAAGAACGAAAGGTTTAAGAAGCACTGCGAGATTATTGGTCAACTTTCAGAACACTGGTACCTTAACAGGACTATTGATCTCAAAAACGCCGATGTAATCAAGTACTCATTGGCTGCAGGGTCGGGGTATTCTCACATCTTCTACAACACCAATACCCAAGATTTAGACATTAGCGCGGAAGACCCCCGGGATATTATCCCTATTCGTCCCCCTTCTGTTTCCCTCTCACTACAGGAAGCAGCAGGGGTGATTCACAGGGTTCAGAGGTCAGTTAACTATGTAAAAGCCATGTTCCCCCATAAGGCTCATCTTATTATCCCAGATAGGGATGGGTCTATGGTATCCCAGTCGTTAAATGGCACCAGAATCAACAAACTCTACGACACTTACGGATCACCTTTCAGGGAGAAGCTGTTTTCAGAGGCCCCGGTAAAGGAACTACCCAGAATCCCCC